CTATACAAAAGAGCCATGTATCTGCATAAACGAGCATAGATACCACTACTCTTATAAAATAAATCAGATATTTCTCTTAATTCTTCATAATTATTTTGGCTCATAGCCCGCAAGATACTTTCTTTTGTTGCTCTTGGGTTAACCTTCTTATAATAATTAATATCTATGATTGAATTATCAAGACTTCTCATTCCAACTTTAATCTTACTGAAGTCGAGTGGGTCTCGGTCCTGACCAGGGAGATATTCTTCATTATCTCTAATAAGGTTCATATCAAAACCTTTTTCATGTGCTCTGTCATTTACTTTACTCAATATAAAGAACACCTCCTTTTCTTAATATCCTGCTCGCTTCATGATATAATCATAATTAATTTCTGCTTCTTTCCAGTAAGGTATCGCTATTAGAGTGATATGGTTATTATAACAGTAGACTCGTTTTTGCGTATCGTTATATTTTTGCCGGGAGAGTCCTCTATTGCCGCCGAACTTACCTTTTGCTTGATAGTGCTGGATTCCTTGAAATTCAATCAAAAAATCAAGGTTTTCTTCATCGTCGAAAACCGCAAAATCAAATCGTAAAAAGCGTCCAGCTTTGGTCTTGAGGTCCGGGAATGTAAATTCTTCTTCAAAATGGAGCCCACTATTTTCTAAAATTTCTGCAATCTTAATTTCGCCTCGACTAGATCTCATTTTTATTATCACCTCTAATTTCTTAGCTAATAGTCATTAAAAGTAGAAAGAACTATTTAACGAAGTTTGACACATTACTTTGATGTAAAGAACATCATTTCACTAATATTTCTTTTCTTCTTCTTGCGGTTTCGGTCCTCTTCTAAGTGAACATAGTAAAGACCATATTCAAAAGCAGAAAACTTATCTTTTCTGATTCCTCGGCTAGATTGTTTTAAGATGATATTAACTCCTTCGTTCTCCTCTACTAAGTTTAGCATTTGTTCCCGCAGAACAGTAGTAAGAACGAAAGGTTTGAGATACTCTGCTCGTTTCTCTGTTGTCATTGCTTGTCCAACCTTAGTAGCCATTAATTTAACCTTTGCTTGATTCTCATCAATCAAAAACTTAATCTTCCCACTAGAGAGTTGTGTTTGTACATAAGTATGAGCCGCAGTGTTAATCGGTGCGTTAGCTTTAATAATAAACAAAGCATCTTGAATAGTATCATCAGTAGTGTACTTACGATACATGCGATCATAATCATCATCATTCTCTACTCCAAAATTAGCAAGTAATGTCCCGTCCGCATCGATTTGATCTTTGACCAAGTAATCGACAAGACCAATTCCAAGACCGTTAGCATCAACTGCCGCAATCCTACATTTATACCGAGCAAATAACCGCTTAATATAGATAGCTTGTGTTTCAAAATGTTCTGCGTCAAAAGTAAAGATATTAACTAAACTCTTTAACGAGGCTCCCTGCGGTTGCGGATTTATCTTAAATACCATGACCTCGGTAGTACATCCTATCCGCCCAACGTCAATTCCTAGTAAGTAATAAGCAGTTTTTGAAGAACGATTACTATACGCATCTTCTGGTTGTAGTAACTTTCTATGCTTATCAAATTTCTCAGAAGAGAAGAAGGCGTTTTCCGCATCTCCTGACCACTCACTCTCATACTCGCGCGCGAAGGAAGCTTCGTTAAAAGTTCCATCTAGCTTCAGGTCCCGAACAAAGTTCCTATCAAGTAGCTTCTCAAGAACTGGAACTCTCCATGAACCTCCAAGAATGAAAGCCTCTTTAGGATTAATGATTTGATTAACTAAGAATTGAATTAACTTCTCATAACTAAAGGTATTTTTATAACCTGCAGTAGTAATAAAGATTTGGCTCTTGTTTAGAACCTCTTCTGGTTTGAATTGACCATTAACACTTCTAGAAACGTTCATTAATGGGATTAGAATCTCATTAAGAATATCCTGGTCAATAGTAACACACTCTTCAAGCAGTCCCGCATGGAAACGCAACCCTCTTGATCGTTCATTTGCTGCAACATTCTGCAAAACTGAACCATTCTTAAAGGTATATCGAACTAAATCTTTTGACTGAGTACTTTTACCTGGTCCCCAGTCTATTTCTGTATGAAATGCGGGAATGAGTCGGCAGATTTCTTCTACCTTCGCCCGCATGATTGCCGCAGACTGTTCTTTACCTCCAGTAGAGATGAACAGTTGCGCACCAGGGAATAAACTACACCTAATCATTAAAGCCATGATAGATAAAAATGATTTAGAATAAGCACGAGGGAAAGTCGCATACACATATCTAACCCGCATTATTATCCGCAAGAAAATCCTCTGATAAAAGAACAAATTGAAGGTACTATCTGGCCCCTTCATAAAATCTACGAACATATCAGGATACTCGCGCCAATAAGAGACAGTATCCCGCACATTATCTAGTTGTTCTAAGACTCTTTCCTCAGATAAACCTTTTTTCTCTAGACTTATTTTCGCGTTTAAATCAAGAAGATCTTTAAGTGACATCTACCTCACCCGCATCTATCTCCTTTTGCTCTTCTATTTCCTCATAGAACTCTTGGATATCAATATCCTCTAAAACAGCAGCTTCAATATCTTCTATTGTATTTAATTCATCTTCTTCATCATCCGCATCTTTTTGTTGTTGAATCTTCTTAAGAGAATCTTCAATCTGCTGTCCAAGCCCCATATCCTTAGTCACTAAGTTGTACGTGTACTTGTTCATATCCATAATAGTCTTGTCCACGATATCTTGAGGGGCCTCAACCGCATACCTGGGGATAAAACCCTTCTCCCTCTCGCAAATAGCGACTAATTCGCCCACAGAATTGACAAAACCTTTACCATCTTCCTTATTCTGTGCCTCTGTGAACTTACCAGATTTCATTAATGGGTCATAGACTCGATTTAACTTTTGAAAAGTGTCTACATCGCCCTGTTCAATTGCTTCATCCATTTTTAGAGAGGTTTTACATATCTTTTTTAAAGTATCCTCCCTGGCCGCACCCTGGATATCAAAAGAATCCATCATATCACTATACATCTTCTCCAACATAACCCATTGAGTAGGCGTCCATAGACGTCCCCACTTCATAGCTAGATATAATTTATCTTCCTCAGTCAAATCTTTACCTAAATCAATCTCTACCATCTCATACCCAGGGTTATTTAAAGGATAATACTGATCCGGAGGAGGACCAGTCGGCGCAATCTCAAGAGAGAGAGTATCATACGCAGCTTGAGAAATGTCTCCCGCATCTAACATCTTCTTAAGTTCATCCTCATCCTGGACGTGACCTTCGCTTCTAGATAACTCTAATTTTTCATCTTTTTCTTTCCGCAGTTTTTCTGAATCCGCATAGGTATAACCCTGCCATTGCTTCAACTTCATCTTAGAAAGATATTTTCCATAAACTGACATACCAGTAATCTTATAAGGATCTTTAGCCATTGCTTTCGCAAATAGACTATCCCACTCTTCTTTAATATATGGAACATCCATATCTTGCAAGAGCCATAGGAATGTATCTGGATTCTGGTTGTCAATATGCATTGTCTGACATTTCTTACACTGGTCGCACTTACTTCCATCTTTATGAGTATAGAAGTTAACTGGGTCTAAAGTCTTTTTACACTTGGGGCAAAAGATTGGTCCTATCACTGCCATTACTCATCACCTGCCTCTTCCTCTTCTTCTTCCTTTTCTACCGCACCAAAAGAATTAATAAGATTCTCAACTGGTACAATATTTATCGCAACTATGTGCGGATAATCTGCCAGCGCAGTCATTATCCGACGAGTAATCTTATCTTGAAATTTACCCTCTGTTTTGTATCCAAAGCTATTGAGTAAATTATAATCAGTAGAAGATACTTGAACTAAAAACGCATAATTAGCGCGGTCCTCTGATTCTGGCATATAATTCACCTACTTTTTGTTTTTTTGATTGCGACATTCCTTACATACACTATAATATCCATCTTTAGAAGTTTTATTCTTAGAAAAGAATTTATTATGAGCTACCTTTACTTTGCCGCACCTACTACATCTCTTCCATTTATGTTTTTGCGGGATAGGCGCGGTATGGACTAGCCATTCCATCTGTGCTCGCTCAGCTATTAACTTAGGTATCTTATTTCTCCAAAGAGAACTTATATATTCAAGAGAGTGACGTATTCCATAATCACTCTCTAAGTGATCCTGGATCTCGAGATTTGTCCGACCATCTATCTTATCGATAAGAAGGTCGCGCAGCATGGGATGTTTTACTGTCAGAGCCGAATCTATAATTGTATCTAAGTCCATTAAAAGGAAGTGCATGTCAGATGACATATCGTCCCAAGACTCTTGCTTTAAAATAGAATAGTGAACCAAGAGAGCTTCCACATGGTTCTGATCGAATACATTTACATACCCTGTGCTTTTTACGTTCTGGTGTTCATCAAGAAACACATCTTCTGGTATATCAGTTCTGACCAAGCTCTTTACAAGAGATGTAGCTACTGATGGTTGGCGAAAACCATTGCGGATAACGTACTGGTCCTGCCGCATTTGAATAACCTGCTTTTTTAATAAGAAAGCGCGCTTGCCAGTTCCTATTGCGGCTTTGGCCATTGGCTCAATGATTGCAATTTGCTCTACAAGAGACTTAAGATATGGTATATCTGCTATATCTGCGGCCGTGATAGCATCTTTTGGACTGAGAAGTGTGTTCTTATCCTCCCGCATCATATTATAAATACCATCTTCCCCATTCTCTAATTTATCTACCAATGCCTCAAATGACGTTTCTCTCTTATTAACAGTTACCATGCGGCCTTCGGTTAAAATTTTGCGCTCTTTACGCTCTTCTTTTGTTGTTGCAAATATAATATAGTTTGCTAGTATCTCTTTGTACCGTGGGGTTAACTGAATAGGAGGAGTTGTTTCTACGATTTGATTCACAAGGATAACTCTATCTGCTGGGCTATCCAGCGTGTAGTCAAGTTTGATCGACATATAACTCTCCTTTCTTGTTTCCTTACTCTCTAAGTATAGCACAAAATTTTCGAGAGGTCAAGGAGGAATTGGAAATTTTTGTAATCGTAATCGAAAAGGGAGATGAGGTTTTGGGCGGTGTTGTGGTGAGGGGACGTCATTCGTTAAGAAAACTTAACAAACTCCCGAATACCCCCCCCGGGGTATGCACACTTGGCACGAGACTTGCCCGCCGTTCACCGACACCCCTACCGTTCACCGATTGGCCCCACGGGTTTGGTTATGGAGGGTCGTTCTATGGGATAATCTAAGTAGAGGTTCAACCAAGAAGGAGTCACCACCATGACACTCGTTACTTTCACCGAAGCCGTCAGCATCATCATCTTCAATCACCCTAAGGGTTACTTCACAGATGCAGAGACTGCTATCCTGCGTGTTGCCTACGGTCGCGGTGTCCGCGCCGAAGATGCGGCCGCTGGTCTGCTCATGCTCATGGGATACAGCGCAACGGCCAAGTACATCTTGGCCGCTTAGTCCATACCGACTAGATAGAAAGGATACCTATCATGTGGTACAAGGCAACGTTCACAAGCATAGTAGAACCCAGACTACAATCGTCACGTCCTACCGTGGCATAGAGGAGGCACTGTCCTTCGCGAAGAAGGAGTGCCGCACCGACTGGCTGGACATGCAGGTAACGGGTATCGTGGAGATACCCGAGCAGGAAGTGCACGACCTCTACAAGTAGCGTGCCAAGTAGCATAACCCTGACTCTAAAGGAGAGGATTAGTGTTGTGTTATGTAATCTTAACAGATAAGATTACTTAACACATAGAGAAATCTTAACAGTTAAGATATGTTAACACATAGAGTAATCTTAACAGTTAAGATACGTTAACGTAGGCACGTTAACAGTAGTTAACGCGCCTTAATTGTTAAGTAATCTTAACACATACATTTTTGTTGTGAAGAAAACTTAACACAAGATGCGTGCCAACTATCCCGATTCTGATGTTAAGATTTCATAACACAAAAGACGTGCCAACTTTCACTTTCAGGTGTGAAGAAATCTTTATGTTAAGATTTCATTACATCGTCCATTTGGGGTTGTTTGTGTCACACCCCTATGGTATCCTTGTCTTACAGACAAGGGCAACGAAAGGCCAACCATGTACACTATCTCTTACACACACAACATGATGAGCAATGTCCACACGTACACGTCCTACGTGGACATGATGGTAGCGGCTCACAATCTGGCAGACACACTCGGACAGAACGTGTTCGCGTCTTGCCCGTCCGGCTGGACGTTCAGGGTTCGCCCGTCTTACTCCCACGCTGCTGCGCTGTAAAGGAAGGTACATACCATGTATCGCACGTATCTCTACACTATCATATCCAACATAGATGAAGGTCTTGTCTACACTGGAGAGACAGTGGATATGAATATCACTGACGCTCTTGACTATATGACACATTGGTGCGCAGAGCAGTGGGTAGACTGCAGGGTAGACTCCATAAGAGAGGTGTAGTGCATAGCACATAGCGTGCCAACTCGCAACCCCTACTCTACACCATAGGGTTAGGGTTGCAGGCGCGTTTACAGTAGTAAACGCGGCGAAATTTCAAAAGTTATGCCAACATCAGATTTTTCGTGTTAAGAAAACTTAGCAAGAAAGTTCGGCACGCTATCCCCAAACGTGCTATGATGAGTCTATCGAAAGACCCAATGAAGGGACAGACAATGAAGAAGAACGAGAAGGCCACCTGCGAGGGTTGCAAGCAGAACGGTAAGTGCGCTATCCAGCACGTCTATGGCGACTGCACGAGCAGCAAGGTGGCGAAGTAATGTCTTACTCCACAAAAGTCATTCGCCGCATCTACAACGACGACTCTGAAGACTACATTCAGGTCGCCCCCGATGGTGACGGCCTCGGCCTCATCGATATCCTTCAGGTAGAGAATGGCGAGGAAGTCGCCCGACTCTCCATGCCTTATGAAGCCGCTTACCTGCTGTCTCGCGCTCTTGCCAATGCTTACGAGGAGGAGTAAGACAATGACTAACCCGCACACTATGGAGTATGTAATCACTCTGGAAACAGAAATAGACACCCTGCGAAGGATAACACTTATCCTTGCTGCTGCTATCGTCAACGAAGATGAAAGTGTAAAGGAAATGGACATGGATGAACTACTTGAAGGAGCGCGGGCTATCGCCACGGTCTAACCCTAAGCGTCGAGCCTCAACCTCAAGTAGAGGTCGAGGCCGGCGCGATTTCAGTAGAAATCGCGCCGGAATTCAAATCGTGTGCCAAGTAGCACATTTTTGATGTGAAGAAAACTTAGCAAGAAAGTTTCGCACAATCGCCCGAAACGTGCTATGATTGTCCTACGGACAAACGAAAGGAACCCCATGTCTGACCTGCTCTACACAATCGCATTTACCATCGGCTTCAACCTCCCCTTCTGCGTGTCCTTCGCGCAGACAGTCGCGCCCCTGCTGCACACGCCTTATGGCTACGTCCCCCCGGTCGGCCTCTAATGGCGACCATTTACTTCGACTTGGACGGCACGGTCTACCCGTTCTATCAGCAGCCCGCATGGTTGCCGAGAATCACCACATGGGCAGACCCGACCATTTACACAATCGAGGATACCCTAGTTGACGCGGTAGCGTTGTATGAGGTTTGCCTAGACCTTATCGCTAAGGGTCACACTATCGGCGTTATATCTTGGCTCGCGGGCGGCGCGTCCGATGAGTACAAGAAGGCCACCCGCCGCATAAAGCGGGACTGGATAAAGAAGTTCCTGCCAATGGCGACTGAAATACATATAGTGCAGTTCGGTACGCCGAAGCATCGCGTAGCAAAGAACGCTGGAATCCTGGTAGACGATAACGCAGAAGTACGGGCAGCGTGGACGCGGGGAGACACAATCGACGCAACAGGCGATATAATCGCCGCTCTGAGAAAGGTAAGCTAAATGTATATCGGTCTGGCGATTGGTGTTCTTGGTTTCCTCGTCCTCATTGTCTTTTGGCTGTTCGGCCTTGTGTTTGCTCACACATGGCGTATCCATAAAATAGCAGAACAGTATTGGAAGGATAACCCTCGATAAGAGGGTTAGACTTTCCGGCGCGATTTCAGTAGAAATCGCGCCGATTTTACAAAAAATATGCCAACATACCATTTTTTCATCTGGAAAGTTTTGGCGCAAACGTCATGCCAAGATGCCCATTATTAGAGTTTTCTAATCTTTGGGATTTGGGGTTGTGCGTGTCAGCCCCGCGTGTTATGATGGTCGTGCATTAGAAACAGAGAGAAAGACAAACCCCATGCGTGAGAACATTCTGATTGTGGACGTGGAGACTTGCGGGCCGTTCGGCGCGTCGAAGGTGTATGACCTCGGGTGCGCGATTGTGCAACGTACCACGGGCCGCAGACTTGCCGCCCGGTCGTTTGTGGTTCCCGAGGTTTATTATGGCAAGTCGCACGAGATGGCTTCGGCCTTCTATGCGAACAAACTGCCGCAGTATGCGCGAGGCATTGAGTCGGGCGCGTGGGACGTTTACCCCTTCCATGTTATCCGTACTATGGTTCATAACCTCATGGCCGAGTATAACGTGCGCCGCGTGTTTGCTTATAATATGAAGTTCGACCGTGACGCATTGAACTATACCACCGCCGGTATTAGTCGCGGAGAGTGCGCCGAGTTCTTCCCCGAGGGTACAATATTCTGCGACATATGGACAGCCGCTTGCACGACCATAATGCGCCAGAAGGGATACCGGAAGTTTTGCGAGGCTCACGGATTCGTTAGTGCGGCTGGTAATATTCGCACCACCGCAGAGGTCTGCTATTCGTACATAACTAATAATGCAACATTCGAGGAGCAGCATACGGGCCTCGCAGATGTGGAAATCGAGACTGAGATTCTTACTCACGCGATTCGCCAGCATAAAAAGATGGACGAAAATATCAGACATAATACGTGGAAGATTCCCCAGGGGGTATAACGTCAGACAAAAACGCAAGGTAAAAGTGCAAAATAAAAATGCACTTTTACCTTGCATATTGTCGGCCCATTTGTGTACCACAAATGGGCCGAATTTTAAACAGGTTTACCTGTTAAGATTTATTCACAAGAGAAAGCGTTATGAAATCTTTACTTGACAGATTCCCAAAAAAATGAGATAATGGTATTACCAAAAGAAAGGAACTTGGCATGAACTTTGTAAACTACCTCGCAGCCGTGGAACTGTGGATTGACGAACTGACCGACAGTATGGTTTCCTACTCTGACCTTCCCAACTTTGCCGATGGACATTGTTCACCGTCCGAGTGCATGGACGAAGGGTTGACCCCTCGCGCCGCTGCTATCCGTATCTTGAAGGAGTGCGAATACCCCTTGTAAGTGTCAGACCCCTATGCTATGATGTAAGAGTAAGCAAGAGTCAAACAAGGAGAACAAAATGACTCAGCCCCGTATCACCAAGTCCGACCGATTCGCTCAGATTCGCGCTCTTATTGAAGAGACGATTGAGCATGAGGGCGATGTTCGCAACGATACCTCCGAACTGGAAGCAATGGTCGCTTTCATCGACCACGAAGTCGAACTGTTGACCCGCAAGGCTTCGGCCAAGTCTGGCCCCACGAAGGCCCAGGTTGCTAATGAGACTGTTAAGAGCGACATCCTATCTTTGCTGGAAGCAAATGACACTTCTATGAGGGCCACGGCTCTGGCCGAGGGAATGGGAATCTCTGTTCAGAAAACTACCGCACTCCTGCGGCAAATGGTTATGGACGGGGCAGTTGACCGTGTCCAGACTGGCAAGGTCACGACTTTTAAGGTGGCCGAGTAACACAAGTCAAATTGTGTGCCAACTTCTGAAAAGAGGTTGGCACACTTTTTGCTATTTTTTTTTTAAAAAAAAGTTGGCATGAAAATTGCGACTAAATCGCAAAAAAGTGTTGATTTTCCCTTGACAAAGGGAAAATCGGCGCGTTTTCAGTAGAAAACGCGCCGAAATATGCAATAAACTGGGTAAAACCAAGTTTTTTATGCAGAATCAAACGCCATGCCAACTTTTTTGGCTATCCCAGAAGCAAAACCAATACCAACTGCCGCATTATTAGAGTTTTCTTATCTTTCTGAAACCTCTTGTGCGTGTCAGACCCCCGTGGTATGATGTTCTTACAGAACAGGAAGTCCCCGAGGGGACAGAAAGGCGGTCTAACATGACCAAGAAGATGACCAAGCGCGAGGCCTTTAGCGGCATCGTCACTATCCTTGAGGCTCTTTACTCCCCGAGTGTCCAGCCATTCGTCGATGCGATGGAGCACGAAATCGACCTCCTCGACCGCAAGGCCGCTAACTCCAAGCGCGAGGCCGCGAAGGCCGTTGTCGTGCAGAGTATCCAGCGCGTCCTTATCGAGGCCGACGAGCCGATGCGCGCAACGGCTATCCTCGCCGAAGGTGCCGGCTCCAGCATCCAGCAGGTCGCGGCTATCCTTCGCCAGATGGTGATGGACGGTACGGTTGTTCGCACGCAGGACAAGAAGGTGGTGACCTTCAGCCTCGCCTAGAGGGTTAGGCTCATGGTAGAGGGTTGGGAGTAATCCCAGCCCTCTACTTGACGTTGAGGGTTACAACGTAAACCCTAGCCCTCTACTAGAGGGTTAGCGGCGCGTTTTCGGTAGAAAACGCGCCGAAAGTCTAGACCAAAATGCACTATACGCATTTTTGCGCCCGACTCCTGGGTCTTTTACACTATAAGGGATTTCCTAGAAAAAAAGATTCTTCTTGACACTTTTTTTTATTTGTGTTATAATAGAGATAACGAAAAAGCAAAAAGCTAAGAAAGGGCTGATGCGAAAATGCGTAAGGTGACCAAGCGCGATATGTTCCTGACCATGCGTGGGGTGCTCGTGGGTATGGACGGTAACGAGGATATCGTGGCCTTCATCGACCACGAGATTGAGTTGCTGGACCACAAGGCCAATACCAAGCCTGGCCCCACCAAGGCACAGATTGCCAATGATATCGTGAAGACTGATATCCTGTGCGTACTGATGGATAGTGGTCCCCGCCGCGCAACTGAGATTGCGGGTGTCCTGGGCCTGTCTGTTCAGAAGGTAACGGCTCTGCTTCGCCAGATGGTGATGGCTGACACGGTAGAGCGTGACCAGGACGGAAAGGTAATCACCTTCCGCAACGCTGGCTAGACAGCATAAGAATACCCCACTTGGGAAACCAGGTGGGGTATTTTTTTTTGTTCTAAAAAGGCTTGACATTTGTCGGCGCCTTCTCGGCAGAGAAGGCGCCGAATCTGGGAAAATTTTACAGTATACGCATTTTTGCGCCCGACTCCTGGGTCTTTTAACTAGCTATATGCAATCCCGCAACTAACACCTGACCTCTATATAGACAAGCCAAAAAGATTCTTATTGACACTTATTTTTTTTTGTGTTATAATGGTATTACCAAATGAAAAGGAAAGCGAAAAACCTCGCCTTCCGCAATCAACTTAGAAAGGGTTGATGACAATGACCAAGCGTGACAAGCTCGTAGAGATTAGTGAGATTCTCTCGGAGAACGATTGCCCCACCCTCGTGGAGTTCATCGACAAGGAGATTGCTGCTGTTGACAAGCGCGCTAATGCTCCCCGCAAGCCCACCTCCAACCAGATTGCCAACGAGGCTCTCAAGGCTGAGATTGCTGATATGCTCACCGCTGGTGCCATGACCGCTACGGACGTGGCTACCTTCAAGAACATCAGCGTGCAGAAGGCCAGCCAGCTTCTCCGTCAGCTCGTGGCTGAGGGTATCGTTACCCGCACAGATGCCACTGGCAAGGAGAAGGCACGCTTCGCCGCATAGATAATCATGGAGGGCTTCCTCACATTGAGGCCAATGGATACAAAACGAGTCGCCTCTAAGACTCGGTCCTCCATTATCTAACTCAAAAGATTCTTCTTGACATATTTTTCGAAATGTGTTATAATGAATACATAAGAAAAAATGAAAAGCAGAAAGGCTGCAAATGCGTTACGACCTCAATGGCAAGACCATCACTATCCCGGACGAGTTCATCGAGAAGAATATGCGTGGACTGAAGCTCAGCAAGAGTGAGGCTATAAATATGTTCCTGGCAGATGAGGGACTCCAGGAGAACCCTGACCAGGATGCGCTGAACGCAAAGGCCAAGTTGGTCGGCACCTCTCATAGGGAGCAGGCAGACCGCAAGGAGCGCAAGAAGCCCGTCCGTAAGCCTGACGACGTAAAGCGTGCGCTGATAACTGCCTTCGCCAAGTCCATGGACACTGACATTGAGCAGATTGCAGCTGAAGTTCTGAACACTACGTTTGATGGAACTACCATCATCAATGGTGAGCGAATGATTACATTCACTCTTGGCAATGACAAGTACGAGGTGACGCTCACCAAGAAGCGTCCACCGAAGGGAGAGTAGTATGAGAATGCCCACGCAGGTACAGTTCAAAGTATTTATGTCCTATGATGGTGAGGTTCACACTCTTGCGAATGACGCGTTCGCAGATGTGGTTGACCGCCAGGAGTTGGACTGGGGAGTCGGCATCAACTATGGCGGCTTCTTCGTAGATGGTCGCGGCATTCTTCCCTACCCAGTGCTCGATGAGGATGGTTGTGTCTTTGTTCGAGACGAAGATGTTCTCGACGATAACTAGAAAGAGGTAGACAATGAAGCTTGAGGATATCAAGGCAATGGCTGAGGCTCACCTGGAAGTGTCCACTTGGAAGAATAAGGGTGGTAAGGTTCATATTACCCTTTCCCGCGTGAAGGGCGATTTCCGCAAAAACATCGCTATTCCCGTGGAAGTCCTGCCCGCAATCCTCGCAGCCATGGCTGAAGAGGCCGAGAAGGTAGCTTAATATAGAGCGGTGCCTCCCATTGGCAGGGGGAGGCTAAGTGGGTCGCCGTTAAGATACCCAGCCGCAAACACTATCAAGAGAAATCTTTTGAGCTACCTATCGAAGCTAAGACGCGAGTAGTGCATACTGGACTTGTATACGCTCGGAGCTTAGTAGGGACTGTCCAGTCCTACGATTCGATAGGTAACTCAAAAGATTTCTCTTGACAGAAAAGTTTTTTTGTGTTATAATGGATACATAAGAAAAAATGAAAATGATGTTCACCCGCGTATATTGTTACCGTATTGGTAGAACGGCTGTCCCTGCCCGCAACTTGAACTGATGGAAAGAAGCTTAAGTGCCTTCATCAGCAACTTGCAGGGAACAAACGCTTAGCCAGTTGTTTTAATCGCAACAATCAGGCGAGCGGCGACAATATACGCGAGTGCACATTGCGGAAACAGGAGAAGAAAATGCACACTATTGTAGTTCTAGCAGATGGTGAGACTTGGACGATGATTGATGGTTGCTCAATCTGCGTTATAAGCGACGAGCAGTTGGCAATGATTAGCGATGATGGCCTTGACCCGCGAGACCTGATTCCAATGGTTGAGTTGGGGTTGCGGGACAACACTACAAGAGCAGGTTGGAGTTTCGACTTCAGCGCAAGTGGAGGGACAGATTAATGTATATCCTAGTAGATGCGGACCATGCGGAAACTCCCCTTGCCTGCTTTACCAATCGTGAAGCCGCAAATAGTGCGCGAGATATGCTCTTGGCCGCCGCAGACAACTATGGAGAAGTCTGGTACGATGGAATGCGATGCTACATAGAGAATATCTATGTAGAGTTTGTCCCCAAGTGGAGCGACGCTTCGATACACGAAGGTAGAGATTAGTTTACCATCAGACCCCTCTCCTATAGTCCCGAGGTACAAGGGATTAGATTATCGGAGATAAAGGTGGCTTGATGTATTTGGGGCCGCAGAATCTGGAGAGCGGTGGTAACTGAGGGGTGGCGACAGTTACAAAACTTGGTGCGCGACGGTCTGTCTGCGTTAAATGCGGGTGAATCTCCCGACAGCCTTGAGTGAAGTGAGGAGGGAATACCCCTTATGTGGGGTAACAGGGAATAACTAGGAGAGGATGCGGCTAACACTTATCCGCCGCAGGTACTCACTTCAACAGTGAAATAAGATAGAGGTGCAGACGAGTATAATAGTATGTCCAGCCTCATCTTAGCCCGTAGGTTTTCGAAGCCTACGGGCTAGCTGCGATTATACCATATTTTTTACGTGTTGTCAAGTTTTATCTTTCAAACTACTCCAAAAAAATTTTTTCTGAGAATTCCCATAATTTGACAGTTCGCAAGAGTATATAAGATCAACGCAACTAACCCCTGACCTATATAAGGCCAAGGGTTGTTTTATTTTCTATTACTAATACGGTGACGGATAAATTGTAAAGTATAAAAGTCACAGAGACTAGTCCTCCACGCCTCAAGGATTCTCAAGGATTCTCAAGGATTCTCAAGCAACCATACTATAAGTCCAAAAACAAGAGTAACTATGACTATCTCTCCTACTGCACCCATATTTACCAGTCCCTATCATCATATATAAACAAGACTACAAGAGCAAGTGTACCCGCTCCTATAAGACCATAAACACCCAGTAAAAAACTATCCATCTCCATAGCTCAATCTATCCAATATCTCCCGCAGATAAAGAGTATAAGGCACTGGAGCTACCTCAATCATATCAACAAACTCCACCCTATCTAACTCAAGTGCACATGCAAGAGACTCTAGGCTATCTTCAGGCGCACATTGAGTAGCCAACCCATAGGGCGAATCCATCATAACAACCATCATATATTTATACTTCACTTATCTTCACATCCTTTACAAGAGGATATAGCCGCAAGAGTATATAAGCTCTCTGCGCGAAAGTTTTCTTCATATCTTCTACTCTTTTCTCAAATATGTCAGGATGGTCATTCCCAGCATTATCTAGCTCTACTTCTACCAAATACTTTACTTTCATTCTCTTCCTTTCTATAATCGGTAATAGGAATAATAAGCCTATAAGGCGAACTATGAACTATTACAAGAGTAAAAAGACTATACTAATTGCGGTTAAAGTTCCACAAATTATTTTCTCACTCTTATATTATATCATATTTTATTTAGTTTGTCAACTTCATCTTAGTTTCCATGCGCTCTAAAGGGAAGAAGTATCGCTAAGATATTAAACTACATGATAAACGAGCCACGAAGTGGCGAGTTTTGCAAATGTAGTTTAATATCGTACTATTATAAAGCTCTTGGGTTTTTTCTCAGTTCTGATAAAGTTTCCAAAATACATACTTTTTTCTTTCATTTTACATACTTTTTCTTTTATCTTTTTCTAAGGTTTTTAGCTCTTTCTGATGCATCCGCGCAAACTTCTTATAGGCCATAGCAAAAGGCTCTAAGTCTCCAGGGCCAGGATGTACCTCCATTACTTGCCGCAATATATTCTGCTATAGTGCTCATTTCTCCTCCAATATATTAGTAACATTAGTAATAACTTTCTTCGACTTAAATACTCCATTGTCCATAACTGTAGTAGAATAATGTTTAATCAAATTTAAATCTTGTAGAATATCTAAAGCCTCCTTTATAATATGACCATTATCAGACGTGTCTGGAGACAATCCTACTACATTCTTAAAGGAGGTCAGACTATAGGTGATTATAGGATTATGAAAAGCCATTTCTAAACACCATATATAGATACTTAAAACTCTAGCCTGTCGCTTCTTAATAATAGCTTCTAATACATCTAAAGGAACTAAATAAGCATAGTCATTACCAATAAAAGTTAATTCGTATCTACTATGTTCTTTAGGACCTATAAGCAATAACTCTTGCATACCTTCAAAATACTTTCTAATAGTAGGAGGAGAAAGACCTAAAGTTCTACTAAGCTGTGCTCTAGTCGCATCTTTTGCTAGAACATACCTAGAACCACTTAATCCGGGAAGAGAAATAGACTGTAAATAACCATAAATCAAATCATTATAAAGTAAGTGAGAAGTATAATCTATAGTGCTCGGAATTTGGCGAGAGTTAGACCTTCTTATTAATCCCATATGACCTCCTTCCATTATTGTATCTCTTACCTTATTATACAATAAATTTTGGAAGTTGTCAACTTTACCTACGTTTTTCTTTCACTTTATATACTTTTTCTTTTCATTTTACCTACTTTTTTCTTTCATTTATCTGCGGCGATACCTATAGTATATTCAATATATGTAATACAAAATAACCAAGAGTAGTAATACCAAAAGAAATTAATATCCAATATTGAATCTTTAAAGCACCAAGGTCACTACTAAGTGCGGAATTACTCTTCTGAAGTTCCTCTATTTTACCCAGTACAAAATCATGTTCATTGCGGGTGATGAATGTGCGGGTTTGGTCACTCAATTGCGCTCTAAACTCATTCATACTTTCTAACCTAGCCTGTAATTGCGCGAGAGCCTTATCAGTATTCTTATCAGTTACTTCTAAAGCTAACTTAGTGTTGTGATCTACTATATCAAACCTTAAATCTACATAGTCCCGCATACTAATATCTATATCTTCCACTTTCTTACTATCTTTAATCATCTCTAATCCTTTCCTCTAATAATAAAACCTTTCTCCAGCCTCCAGATTATGCGCATAGTATATAAACTCTAGCATCTCATTCCACAACTCATCATCACTCTTACCTTTATACGCCAACTGCCGCAATAGGGGCTTTACCTCAGTGACATAATAGAAGTACTTATCTCCCGTCAATGCGGAAACCTCTCTCGTACAACCTTCCTTTTCAGTTGCTCAACTTCCAGTCGGTTTCTTGCGGCAACTATCACTTTCGCAACTCCGACACAGAACTTTTATGAATCTTAATATGGTAAAAACCCCCTTTCTGAGCACCGTTTCGTTCAGTATAACATAAATTTTTACTCTCGTCAAATTCGTTAATCCCGAAACTATTTGCATGACGGGACTGACTCGATTTACCCCGTCCGATTTTCCCTTTTTAGATAAATGTTAAAAAAAAGTAGATGAAATGGTAAGAAAAAGTAGATGCGGCAAAAATTCTATCAACTTTGATAGATTCTCCCAAATTCTATCATTTCTTGTTAGATTTTCCGAAAACCTAACACTTTCTTGTTAGATTCTTTTGTGCGGCTGGGCCTTAAGATTCTTCTTGACACTTCTTTTATTTTATGTTATAATGAAGTATAAGAAAAAAGCCCCCATAAAAGGAGAAAGACAATGACGACTCCCCTCAATAAGCCGATGTATATGTTCGATTCTCTTGACGTTCAGGACGCCATGTTCAATTACAACACTGACCAGGACGGGATTGCCGTATATCAGAAGGTTCTTAACTGGGCGAGCAGTGATGAGTGTGGCGTTCTTGCTTATGTTGGCGCAGATACCTTCGATAACTTGCGGGAAGATCCCTATGACTCCAAGTATGTAGATGGAGTTTGGGTAGAGCGATGGGCCACAGATGATGAGCTGGCATATCTCAACTATATCGAAGAGTTTCTTGCGATGGGCAAGTATACAGGTTTCCATTGGGTAACTGACCAGTATGACCAGTATCTCGCAGATGTTGTTATCCGCACGACTAACTACTAGGAGTTACTGTGACAAATGCACATATGTATATGCTCAACATTAAAGAGTCAAGAGCCACAGCCATGACAGATATGGTGGGTGACAAGATTGTGGACACAGTTCGAGCCTTTGACACGGGTCGCTGGGAGACAGGCATCTGCAATAAGTCTGGACATTGGATTATTGTAGAAGAGTATCCAGATGCGGAAGAGGCTATGGAAGGCCATGCGGAATGGATACATAAAATCATTGTTAACCCTGGGGTGGAATTCACAGATATATTTAAAGAGAGGTTCTATAATGACTGATTATAATGAACTATGGGACGCGGTAGAGGACGTGCGCGATTTGCAAGGCTACTCGCTAGAGCCGCACGAAGCCAAGACCCTCGCCGCACTTCGCCAAGAGTTCGACCGCGCTCGTAAAGCGGAGAAGCGGAGAAGCGGCTAGACGCGATGGTGGACGTGCTGGCAGAGACGATTGACGGAATCCCACGAAGCTTCAACAACTGGCGCGAGTACGCCGAATCCAAAGTGAAAGGAGCCGACCGTGACTGACGTATACAAACTCGCAGCGGTGGTGCGGGCCGGACTCACGACAGAATCGTGGCATGACCGTGGACTCACCGCCCTCGATGCGATACTCACCGCCTACGACGAGCAGGCCGAGACCATCAAGCGACAACACCGCGCCCACGAGGATAATCTCGCAGCCGCCGCTGAGAACCTCACCGAAGCGCAAGCCGCGCTCACCACCGCCGAAGCCGAAGTTGCCCGACTCATGACGAGTGCATGGGGTGATGTGGTGAAGCAGCGTGACGAAGCCGAGACCACCATCGCCCGACTCACCATCCGTAACGCTTTTTTTAACGCAGTAATAGACCAGCTCGCAGAAAGACTTGAGTTGATGGAGTCAGAGACTCATGACGATGATTGGTCCTGGAGCGCCTCTAAATGGCGTGAATGGGCCGAGAAAGGAATACGATGATTAATTTTGACACGCTATGGGAAAGTTGGGAGCCTGTGACCTATAATGTAATGGGTTCTATAACCTTCTCTCCTGAACCAGGTATAACTATATCGCCCAGAAAAGATACAGAATCAGATGAACATATCAAAAGTCTGGAAGATGAAGTTGACTATGCGGCTGAGATTATCGAGCGTCTAACCGTAGGGCTAGAGGCTGATGAAGAGGAGATTGAGATTCTAAACACCAATCTTGACAAACTCCAAGCCGCAAATGATAGACAAGAGAAATATATCCGCAAGATAGAAAAGGAGCGCGACAGAGCAATCCAGAAACTAGAATCAACTTGGAAGATTAATAAAAAGTCTAAATCGGTTTGGGACTATTGGCCAGAGGAGGATTAGAATGGGAGCTTGCGGCGATATTAATGAACTCGACGAGTATCCAGAAGATGCTCTAACTGACTATTGCATTGACTGCGCGGCTGGGAGACCATATTGCACAGAGCCTTGCGAGGTAGCTGCGGCTGAAATTGCCGAAAACCAGGCGTAGTTCTATAAAAGTGTATGTCAACTATTTTTGGTTGACATACACTTTTTTTTGTGATATAATAAGATATAAGTCAAAAGCGGAAAGGAAGATATGATGCACGATATTACTTGGGAAATGATAATGACACCTGCGGATGGACGTCGACAAGGACGATGTGTGATTGACATTGTTCCCAACTATGTGGACCCTGCTCATATCAACTTTGTTCAAGAAGTCGTGGCAACTCTTTGCCTGTCTTGGGACGCCACTAGTGAACCTATCCGCTATATCCACGGAGCCTATAGAGTTACTCTTGGATATGCCTGTGCGTCAGATATTGTAGAAGCAGTAGAGTACCTTTTGTCCACAATCAACGAGATGGAGGTTTGTTAATGACCTACTACAAGAATCTCCCTATTATCTTGGACCAGATTCATTGGGCAGAGGACCATATCTGGGGTGGCTTCGAAAATGCCATTGCAGACGGGTATATTAACCCAGATGGAAGTGAAATGAAGACGCCCTCTTTTGGGGATATGATAGGTGAAATCTATCTTGCGCTGCGGCATTGTAAGTATGGCATGGGCTTTGAACAACTCGGTGCGCTAGAAGAGATTCTAGATTGCCCCGATCAAGTAATGATGATTCTTATTGCAAATAGTTTGATTATACATGGCTACCCTATTAACGAGGAGGATTAAATGAGGCTACTCGCCACTATAAAAGAAGATGACATCAAAAAAGGTCAGCTTATTGAGTTTTGGGCAGAGGATGTAGAGGCAGTAGACCTTCCTAGAATGTGGTTGGGGTATATGGTACAAGATGGAGAAGATGATAGAATTTTTGCGTTTGAGCGTACTCTTGAGGACATTCAAGCACAGGTTAACCGCAGGTGGGGAAATTTCATGACCTATAGAACAGTAAAGGATGACCAATGAAACAGATGATGTTCGGATACAAAATGGAAATGGCGAGAGTGGCTATGTGGAGCGATGCGGAAAAGCGTACTTCTGCTATTAGCTGGACTCTTTATTATCTCTTTTGGGTTTGGTTGCTTTCTATTGTTCCAAATAGTCTTTATCCGCTCTATGCGATAGGTTTGGTATCCTTTATTGGTTGCTATATCATTATGGTGATGACTGAGTATTACACAGAAGGGAAGTACTACGATGGCGCTGGAATGTAGAGATGAGCATAAGGGGAGCTGTAAGGGTGAGGTAAACTATGTAATGGATCCATTTGACTGGACTCGTTCATTCCCTCGCTGTAAAGTACATGGTAATGAGTGGATTGAGTTTCTGATTGATAATAACAACAAGTATGGGACATATAGTGATTGTGCACCGGAGGGTTTTGACCCTGCGGATGCCGGCGAATGTTGGGATGAAGATTACTAATGAGATGGTTTAAAGAGGGAGCCGGCAAAAAGAACGGCGAAATTCGTAAAATTGCTCAATTTGCTCTTTATCCAGTTACTATTGGAGACCATAAGGTGTTTTTTGAGTGGTATATTCAGAGACAGGCTTGGAATAGTAATGATTACTCTCCAGATGGTGGTTGGTGGAGGAATGTAGGAAAGGAGCTGATGGAACATGACAGTTAGAGAAAATAAGATTACAAACCCTATCCCCGGGGAGCTTGGCCGCAAGCCAGTAGTTCCTAGTACTAAGGCTCGATTTGCGGAAGAGATTAGGAAGATAGAGAGCATACCTAAACCTGATCCCACTAATGAGCAGATTGCGGCATTGCTAGAAAATATGAACTCAGAGAAAGTTTTTTCCTATGCTGGTAATATCTACCTGCTTATGGGAGAACACGTCTATGATATTTCTACTATTGCACCCTTGCGGAAAGAGAGTGCACAGATTATACTGTTTGATATGGCCGCAAGACTATCAGTAGAAGAAAAGGTTGAGAAGACGCTAGAGGTTCCTGACTTTATTCTAGAATCTCCTGAAGAGATTCCTGTTATAACAATGAAACAAGCCGAACAAATTGTAGAGAATATTCAAAATCAGTCTATCCCTGCCGTTCAGAATATCGAAATAGTTCCAGCCACAGGAGAAGATATTGATATTCTTAGTGAGGCACCTGCTTTTACTAAGCTCTTGGGTGATTATCCCAAAACAGACCTAGAGAAGCGTCTAGAGTCTAGTGACGATCCTACTATGGACAGGTAGGGTTCGTACTAATGTCTGTGCTCGATGATAAGTATAATAGGTCTAGATGGTCTCCTGACAAAGACCCTAATAGTGAAATTATTAGAGCTAGACGAGCCAAAGCCACTGCCGTGCGGCGAGGGGCTATTTCGGCTATAAAGAAGTTTCGAGATATTCCAGGTTGTGATAAAGAAGCAGATGCTATAACGGCTTATCTGAATACTTTAGAAGGTATGATTAAAATTACAGGAGGAACATAATGGAACCATCTTATGAGGAAATGGCTCTAGCCTGTATAAAGAAGGCTACGCGAATAGATGTTATGGACAGTGACAGAGAAGCATTGCTTCTTGAAGCCCAAGTATATGCAACACTAGAACTTGCAAAGAAGGAGTAGGTATGTTTTTCTGCGATAAGTGCGCCCATCAAGGTGGGTGGCCCAAGAGTATGAGTAAAACCCACGAGGTGTGTGCGGGAATACATCAGAGTGCAACAATGTTGACTCTAAGTTTCTCCCATTCAAAAGTGAAGTAAGAAGAGTTGTGACACTTAGAAAACATTTGGAGGATAATACTAATGGATAATACCTTTCTATATACTTATGATATAGGAGCTAATAGATTGAAAAGAATCCTAGACCCAGTAGAAGAGGCTTGTAAATTGGCTTTTGATGCTAGTTATAATGATGATGAATTGAATCGTGAGCTAGCCCTTGCAGTTCATAATGCTTTCGCGGAAATAAATAGTACTGAAAAGATTATCCCTATGCCAGAGGATAAATCTGACCATATCGAGAAAGAATGGGATAATGATGCTAAGTACAATAACTCCAGAGAGTACTGGTAAGTTTCTTATTGACATTTCCAAAAATTTGTGGTATAATAAGATATCGAAGAAAACGAAGCGCGTGAAAGGAAGTTAGTAATGGCAACTCCCCCTCCTGACTGTAAGGGTTGTAAGTGGGACTCAAAGTGTCCCCTCCAGCACGTTTATGGAAATTGCTCTTCTAGTAAAGTCGATGTCAATGCCGAGTACACTAAGAATTAGTCAGTAACTATCCTAAAAAGGAGAAAATGATATGTCTACGAATCGTGGCGGAAAGAAGAATGGCGACCGAAAGAGTGACCGATGCGGCAATGGAGGTCCGGGAACTCCGCCCGGTCATCTGGTCCGCCGGCTTAATGCTTTCGAGAAGCTGAGCGGAAGTCGTAACTTTGTCGAGGGAGCCTTCCATAAGCCTGGCTCCAATAAGAAGTAGGGTACCCCGAAGGGCTGAGCTTTGCGGTTCGTAAGCCAATCTTCGTATAGCAACCGCAGTTTAGTTTTCATTATAACACTACATCGGCGGCGAAACTTAAGATAACGTGCGCCCTACGGATACTAGTGAGAATAGTTTTAATGGGCCGGGTCGGAGTGGCCACTCCAAGTACCTATCCCACCAGACGAAAAATGTGTAGTGTTATAATGAATACTAATCAAGAGAAGGAGAGACAATGGAATTTTTTGGCGAGCATCAGGTTAGATATGTTGCTCATATTGTCCAATCAGATGAAAATGGACATATGGTTCAGGCAAGACGAGTAGATGGTAGAATGTTTCTTAATGCCGACTCATGGGGAAAAATGACCTTTCATTATCCGCACAAGAAACTTCAGCCAGAGAAACTCTCTATAGCTTTTGCTAACGCAGTAAAATAACCTAAAATTCAAGAGTATCAAGTAGGGTGAAAACTCTTACTTGACGCTCTTTTTATTTTGTGGTATAATAAGATAGGAAAGAAAGGAGAAAATCATGTTCCATAAGTTTGAGAGAGTTATCCTAGAAGATATGCGCGAAGGCGTCATAATTCCGATGGCTATGCTAGAAGAGTTGATGGATATCAGAGATAAGTATAGTGCACTAATGACCGCACAGGGTAAGAACCTTCATGGATATGATTTTCTTACCCCAGAAGAAAGATATGGAGAGTAGGTGAAGTAATGGCAGTGTATGTATGGGGCGACACTCATGGAAATTTCGTAAAAAGCAGGGATGGGCGCATTGCGGGAGAGTTTGCTCAGTTGATTATATGGGCAAATGAGAATGAACTGACGGAGAATGATACTGTCATTATTCTTGGTGATAATGGTCTTAACTTCCATTATGGTTGGAAAGACCTAAATAAAAAGAAGCAGTTGGCTAAATATACCAAGTGCAATTTTTTCATTCTTAGAGGTAATCATGATGTGCGGCCAGAGGACTATTACAATAGGCCTGCCGCAAATGCCTATAATGGTGACTGTCCTGCGGCGAGGGCGCACAAAGAGGAGTGGTTTGGTAATACGGTTCTTGTAGATGACCAGTTTCCCACGCTCAAATTTGCGAAGGACGGTCTTATCTACGACATTGAAGATAAGAAAGTTCTTGTTATAGGTGGCGGTTACTCGGTTGATAAGTTCTATAGACTGGAGAATAACTGGCCTTGGATTCGGAATGAAATGCTCAATGACAATGAACTTGAAGTAATCTATAATACCTACTGTAATAATATTGTAGACGTTGTTCTTTCGCACGTTGCACCTGTCTCGTTTGAATCCTACTATCGGCATCTCTTTATGAAAGATGGAGAGATTACGGGCGGTTGGGGTTCGATCGACAAGAGCATGGAGATTTGGATGAACAAGTTGCTTTGGGACGAAACCAATGATATTAAACTTTGGTACTTCGGGCATCTTCATGACAACATGAATTGCGGCGATATTGGAGTTATGGTATATAACAAACCACTTCTCTTTGGAGAGAGGTATAATGACTAAAGGAGTTATAATGGAAGAGTGGGAAGAAGGATATGGAGACGATGACTTTATAGAGTCTCGTCCAAGAGTTCCTAAGAAGAGACGAGGACAAACACCAAAAGTAAATCAGAAACTATATTCAGATATTCTAAGTCTAACAGGTCTTGTTGCTATGTCTGTAGCTATTGCTTATTTTATCTGGCAGACTAGTTATATGATGATTCAACTACTTCACCAACCAAGTTGGCTAGTAGGTATTTCCGCATTTCTAGTATATATCATATCCCTAGACGTTATCTGGAGAAGGAGAATGGAAAATGTATAATAAAGAGTTTGATGCGGCTGTTGTCACTTTGTATAACAAACTTACTCCTAGAATTGTAATACCTGAAGATCTCTGGGACGACACATATTATTATGAATGTCCAGTTTGTTGGGGGAGAAGTCAAACTAATGGAGTTACAATTCTCCATGAGCCAGGTTGTGCGATGGAATATTTGCGGCCAAGAGTAGAGATGATGAAGAAAGGACTTGCCTCATGCGAATAGATAAGAAACAAGTTAGGAATATATTTGACGTAGCTATAGCTATAATTCTAGTACTCCTAATCCTAGTAAGTGCGTACTTAGTAATTATACCACCTACTTTTGGTAACTTTCATACAGATACAACTTACATTGTTATCTCTTGGTTTAGTGGTGTGCTCGGCTATTTGATTGGCCGTTATATTGCTCGATAAGTTGACAATATCAAAAGAATATGATATAATTGAAATATAAGAAATCACGATAAAGGAGTTTGTCATGGGATTCGGTGGTGGGAATATCTTTGGTAGTAATCTTTCTCTTGGGCAGTTTGGCTATATGGCTGAAGCCATGGGTGAAGATGACCTTGTACAGACTACTGATGCGGCTTTTAATGCTGCTATCAATGATATGAAGTCTGAACTGGCATGGGCTAAGGGTACGGATATTAATAATACATCTGCGGTTAATGCTATCTTGCGTCGGCATCGTCTTGACCCAAGTAGTTTGACCTCCCGAGAAGTTGCAAGAATTAACGCCGCAATCGAGTAGAGTAGGAGATGACATGGCCAAGCAAGACTTGATGAATGCAGTTGCGCCAGATAAAGACACAATTCTAACATATATCAAGACTTTTGGTGGATGCGATGCTCCTATAGGGATAGATGCAGTACTAGAGCCTTGGGCTAAACAAAAGCATATGCTTTGGTATCTCCTTGGAAGGCAACTTACAAGAGAGTATGATATCACTATCTCTAAATCTTTTGATGTTCTAATTGGTAGCTTATCTAATCTCTATTCTTTTAATAGAGATTCAGGAACTGTCAAGCATGGCAAACCCGGGGTACAGAAGAATCAGTTTATCCAAGAGTATATCAGTGTGGTTAGTTCTATCTATGATGAAAGTGGAGAGACTCACTCTACATTGCTTTATAGGCTCTTAAATGCTTTTACTTTTACAAGAGAAACTATCTCTCTACCTAATAAGAAACAGATAGTAGAATATCAGGGGCAGAAGATTACTCTTCAAGAGGGTATGAAACCTATGCGGGCGATAGGTAAAGTTGTCTCTTTGCTGGGCGCGAGTAAATTTCCGCATTTTGAGGAGTTTAGAATTCAACACTCTAATATCTTCACAGGTAAAACTATCGAAGGGACTCTTGTTCTCTCAATTCACCCGCTCGACTATCTTACTATTAGCGATAATGCTAATGGGTGGAGTAGTTGTATGTCTTGGACACTCCCAGATTTGGGGTGCTATAAAAAAGGAACCCTAGAAATTCTAAACTCTAATAACGTCCTTATAGCTTATCTCAAGTCTGATAGTGACTTTGAGTTTACTCCTGGGTATACTTGGAATAATAAAAGTTGGAGGAGCCTTGTAGTAGTCAATAAAAATTTGATTGTTGCGGGAAAGGCTTACCCATATGAGCACGCAGACCTATCTCAAAAGGTTGTAGAGATTCTGCGGCAACTGGCCAAAGATAATCTTCATTGGAAGTATAAGTACGGAGTTCAAGAATATAAAGATTTGGATTCTGTATGGAATAAGCACATGTTAGAGGATAGAAAATGGGATAAGACTAAACAGAATAGAAATATTCTAATTGACTCTAAGTTTATGTATAATGATATGATGAAGGATGAAAATGATACATCCTTTTGGTGCGTTCGTAATAAGACAAATAAGCAAAAAGTTCTCTCAATGGCAGGGAAAACTTATTGTCTGGATTGCGGCAAGGAGACCCCCTATCATGGAAGTGAAGGGGAAGAAATTCTGATATGTAATGACTGTTTTGATACTCATACTTGCACAGGATGCAGTAAATATATCCACGAAACAGACCCAGTCCTTCTTCATAAAGGGGAAGCTTATTGTTTAGAATGTTATAGTAATTTTAAGATTTGTCCTAATTGTTTGGAAACAGTGAAGTATGGTCGAGAGTACGTAGTCCCGCACACTCAAAAAGTATTAGATACATTCCAAAAACAGGGTGAAGATAGGATACCGTTCCTTAGTTATTGGTTTTCCGCTAAAGAGTTGACTATGGATTTTGACTGTTCTGTTGTTGAAGTCTGTGATGGTTGTGTTAATACTATGAAGCAGAAACAAGAAATTAAGTATATAAATAAAACTTGGCTTGCTTATCTTACAGAAGTTTATCCTGCAGATAGTGAGTATGTACTTAGTAGAAAGAAGTCAGCATGGAGTAGACTCTATGATAGTGTTGACTCGTAAAGATAGTTGTTACTTGATAAATTGAAAAATTTATGGTATAATAAGATATAAGGAAAAAGGCGACAGAAGTTGCCAAGAGACAAAAGGAGAGTTGTTACCATGACCGAGAAGAAGATGACCAAGAGTGAGGCATTTGCCGAGATTCGCGACATCATGGACGCCGGTGGGTATGATGAGCTTGCTATGTTCGCCCAGAAGGAGATCGATAGTCTCGCCCATAAGGCTGAGAAGGCCCGCGAGAACGCTGCTAAGAAGGCCGTTCAGGAAGATGTGTTTGAGCTTATCGTAGCTGGCGCTCTGACTGAGGACTATCAGACTGGTAATGCTATCTTCGCTGAGGTTGGCTATGTGGATGACGAGGATGAGAACAAGTCTCTCACCATCGGCAAGGTCCGCGCCCGTCTGACCAAACTGGTTAAGGCTGGAGCCGCAGAGAAGGAAGAGATGACTGTCAAGGAGAATGACAAGACTCGCCACGTGATGGGCTACCGTCTGGCCCAGTAGTCGAAAGATTACAAGGGGAGTGACTTAACGGTCACTCCCCTTTTTGTGTTGACAAAACTTTAAATTTATGGTATAATAGAAATACATGAAAGGAGTTGATATGGTTAATATTTGCATACCATTCGTAGAAAATTTCCCCTATAATGAGGAGATTAAAGAGTTTACCATTAAATATGGTAAAGAAGATACTGTTGACTACTTAGTTTTAATTAGCTTTTTGGAGCAATATAGTGACGTGCGGGTTAATATTGAATTGGATGATGGAAACATTAATATTGAATTACTCACTGCACTACAAAAGATCCACCCTGCGGTTTACTTTAAACTAAATAGTCAGTTTATACCAAGAGTGCCAGAGTTCCAGGAAAAGGGTCTTAGGTACTTCTTTGACATTCCCGCTATGAACTGGGATATGTTACATTCTTTGATTGATGCTAAAGTTTCAGATATTTATATTACTGATGAAATGGGATTCCATATGAAAACTATTTCTAATATGGATGAAATGTGCTATATCAAACTGCGGGCGACACTAAATGTGGCCCAGACTACTGACCCGTTTAATAGTAATTATAAAGTAAAAGCATTTTTTATTAGGCCAGAGGATATAGATGTATACGCAGAGTATATAGACTCTTTTGAACTTGAGAGTGAAGATAGTAAGGCTAAACTAGAAGTACTGTATGATGTATATCAACATCAAAGGGAATGGTTTGGAGATTTGTCTGAGCTAATTATTGGTTTAGATGAACCATTAGACAGTAGGTCTATACTCCCAGAGTTCCCCTATTTTAGAATGAACTGTGAAAAAAGATGTTACCAAGATAGAGCATGTAATCTATGTGACCGTGCGGTTGAGTTATCTAAAATAGCTAGTCAAAAAGGAATCTTCTTCACGAAAGAGCAGAATGAACCTGAATAAATTTATGTCTATAGCCAAGATGACAGAGAATGAACTATTTGTTTCTCTATATGACTACCTACAAGAAAATAACTATAATGTTCATAAAGACATAGGGAATCACTATATGTTTGCGCAAGGCAAGTCTAAGACTTGTCTAGTGGCGCACCTAGACATAGCATTTCAATATCCTCCTAAAAAGTTCTATAGAAGTAAGATAAATAAGAATGTTGTTACTGCTTCAACAGGACTTGGCGCAGATGATCGGGCAGGTGTATATGCGATAATGGCGTTAATCGACCGAGGTTTGCGGCCCTCTATCATTTTTACTACGGGAGAGGAAATTGGGGGTATGGGTGCTATGGCACTAATTCAGGATTTTCCCAAAATTCCAATCTCCGCAGACTTCCTACTAGAAATGGATAGAAAAGGAAAGAGCCAAAGTGTTTATTATAACTGCGGAAATAAGGAGTTTGAAACTTATATAAACTCTTTTGGGTTTACAACTTATAATGGGATTTTCTCAGATATATATATCTTAGCGCCGGCGTGGGATATCGCCGCAGTCAATGTCTCTATAGGTTATGAGAACGAGCATACAGTAAAGGAAAGACTCAATTGCAAGTATCTTGATTTGACAATAGAAAAAGTAAATGATATAATATTATCAGAATCAAAATATTATAACTTTCAGGAAGATGCAGAGTTTACATTTCTTAAGAACTGTTTCTCTTGTACAACCTGCAGTTGTGATAATTGCGAAATATTAAGAGACTACGAAAGTAAAGGAGAAGCCTCATGGCTGCGAAAGGCGCTCAGGTGAAGGTGGAGTTGATGAAGAAGATGCTGGAAGTATTCCCAGATTCTTTTACTCCCGATGATAAAGAAATCCGTATTGATATGGTAGAAAATGGTAACCCAGTACAAATTAAGGTAACTTTAACTGCGGTCAAAATTGCTCTATCAAACAGTCAAAATCTTGAAGTTATAGATGAGGAGCAATTTCGAATCACCGATGATGAAAAAGTAGAACTGGAAAAGACGCTTGGGGAAATGGGGATTGAATTCTGATGTTGTATATAGAGAAGGAATGTAATAAACCTGAACTAGGTATTTATTTGTCGTTCTCTACTGATGTTCTGAGTCGTAAAGACCAGACATGGTTGATACCATGTAGAATTTTAGATATCTCTCCTGCTGAATATGTAAAGTTGCTGGTTAATACCTATAACACAACTCTTCATTGCAATTCAGGGGCTACCTTTATTGGGAGATACTGGAAAAACCAGGTGGATGAACGCAAATGGAGAAACTTTATTAATAAAAAAGCTAGAGAGAAGGGGTTCCAAGTATAATGCTATATACACAACAACTTGTGGAAGCTAGTACTGGACGCTATCACTCCATGTGCCGACATACTGTTGCTAAAAGCTATGATTCGTGGCTTGTTCCTAGTAGAGTACTGAAAATTACGCCCGCACAATTAATCCTAAAGCTACAGAATGAATATTCTGCTACTGTTAAATATTTTCCCATTATGGGGATTGTGTCATACTTTTGGGACGATAAGAAAGATGCTCAAGAGTGGAATGATTTCATTAACGAAAAATCAAAAGAGGCTAATTTTCGAGTTTAAAGTCTCATATATAGGATATGAGCAAATAGATTGGAGAATTATGCAGGTAAGGAAAAAGTTTCTAAAGAGAACTATTATTATAGTAACAGGAGGGGCGTTAGTAGTTAGTCTTTTGAATATACCTTCAATAAAGGTTAGCCAGAAAGACCGCACAGCTTTTGCATTTTCGCAAGTGGCCTATGCAACTACACACTTAGCCTCTAATGTTACAGGAGGTGCGCCAGCTACATTAGTAGCACCAAAAGAAATAGTAAAACCTATTCATATCGCACCTAAAAGAATAATTGTTCATAAAAAGAAAGTTACTCCGAAAAAAGTTATTGTTAAGAAGAAAATAGTAAAAAAGAAGATTATAAAGAAGAAGAAAGTAATTCGTAAAAAGATTTCGGCAAAGAAGCCAAAAGCTACTAGTATATCATATCTAGCGAAAAAAACTCGCTATTCACCAAATGATGTGCGGCTGGTAGTTGCGGCAGCAGCTAAATATTATAAACTGTCTGCGGCAGATACTGCTTGGTTAAAGAGTGCGGTAATTGATATCGTTTTTCCATTGCCAGGAAAGCCGGCGAATGAGAGTGGTGGGAACACTCATTGCCGCACAGGCCAGTATGGTGGTCTAGTACAGTTTAGCCGCAGTTGGGGTGCGGATGCTTATGGAGAAAACTTCATTAAGAAATATGAACCTCAACATAAGGGGGACTGGAGAATGTCAGGAGTTGCCAGTATCTTTAGATTAGTTAAGACATTTAAGATACAAGGTAAGACAGGCATCCGCAGACATTGGGAACCCACACTAGGAAAATAAAACTAATAATAGGGGTGAGATTTATCTCATCCCTATTTTGGTCAGTTCTGAATCATCTTTCATAAATAATTTAGAGCTATAATGAGGAGTATTTTTTAGAAGTTCAATTTGAGGAGGGTTAATATGTATCTGAAATGGGCACCTATGATATGGGTTATTCTTGGTATTATTATTGTGCTAGTGGGTCTTATGACTGGATATAGGATTAATCCTACTATGATGATTGGATTGTTATGTCTGATTATGGCTCATTTATCTTGGAATAGTCAGAAGATATCTAAATATTATGAAAAATGTGGACTAGCAAAAGAAGAGAGGCCCGAGGAATAATAGGGGAGGTGCGGTATGTATATGCGATGGATCGCTTGGTTCTGGATTGCTCTTGCAGTATTACTTGTTGTAGTTAATATGACGCTAGGATATGAGACTAATCCAACTATTAATACAGCTTTTATTTGTCTAGTTATGGCGCATATTTCTCTTGTGGGTTGGCTTGTACAAAAAGATTTGACTTCCAAGAAATAATATGATATAATATATATAGAGTTGAAAAAGACTCACAAACTTGGGGCTGCTTGGTTTCGACAGGCGAAAGATGCGGCAACTGATACTGGCGGGTACTGAACCTCCACCCTAACGGGGTTCAATGTCAATTTAATTGGCGCAAACACACCACAGCTTCTAGCTGCTTAAGCTAGACTGCTCTTAGACTCCGATATGAGATAGCAGTTTAATCGGATACGACCATCCATTGACGACCTGCACCGTGGCAATGGGGTTTAAGATGATGCGGGCATAGCGGTGAGTCCCACGCGAAAAACAGGGCAATCGGGCAGCGGAGTTCGTTAAAGGCCGCAATGATAGTGAATCTATCTACGCCAGTGAATGAAGTTGTTGATAAAATCGTTCTGGACGAGGGTTCGACTCCCTCCAGCTCCGCCATGAGGCTTTAGCTTAGTTGGAAAAGCGACAGACTTTTAATCTGTTAGACTAGGGTTCGAATCCCTAAGGCCTCACCAAAATAATTATTCTAAAGGAGATGAAGTAATGGAGCATGGCACGGAACTACTTGAAGGAGAAGAAATGGTATCCGTACACAAAGGTTACTTGTTTGCGGTTATACGTGCTGCGCAAGGCTGGTCAGAGTATGTAAGAAATCCTGACGGCTATCCTAATGGTGACGCGCTCGCGCAAGGAGTGCAACTTGCGGATTTCATTGACCATGCTATTGACCAATTGGTTCCTGAACTCTAAATATGGGAAGGTAGCTCAGTTAGTAGAGCACGATTTTGAAGAATTCGGTGTCGGGGGCGCAATTCCCTCTCTTCCCACCACGGACCATTAGCTTAATTGGAAAAGCTTTTGACTCTTAATCAGAAAGATCTAAGTTCGAGTCTTAGATGGTCCACCAAATGCCCGAGAAACACAATTGGACGTGTACCGCTTTTGTAAGGCGGCTGTTGTCGGTTCGAATCCGATCTTGGGCTCCAGTTAAAATCATAGAGAGGAGTCTTAAATGGCATACATCTATAAAATTATTAACGATGTTAATAATAAAGTATATGTGGGTAAAACTTTAAGAAATATTACTATTCGTTTTAATGAGCATTGTCAAGAAAGTTTAAGAGACAGAGGTGAAAAAAGGCCTCTTTATTCAGCCATGAATAAATATGGGATTGAAAAATTTCATATTGTATTAATTGAACACTGTAATCTTAATATTGCAAATGAAAGAGAAAAATATTGGATTTCTTATCTTAATACCTATAACCAAGGATATAATGCTACTCATGGAGGAGACGGTATCCTTCGCTATAATTATAAGGATATTTCTCAGAAATATTTAGAATTGCAAAGTCAGATTAATACTGCAAATTTCTTTAATTGCGATGTAACAGTTGTAAAAAATGCTTGTATGGAATATAATATTTCAATGGTTTCTACCGGAGACTCTGCTAAAAGAAGGTTTAATAAAGCAGTAAAAATGTTAGATGAGAATTCATTAGAATTAATATTAGTATTTGATTCTATGATGGATGCTGCAGACTGGATATTAAATAATAATCTTTCTAAAGGTATGAAAAAAACTATTGTAGGTCATATTTCTGAAGTTTGTAAAGGAAAAAGAAAAAAAGCATATACATATATATGG